GTGGGGCGGGCGGGGCTCGAACCCGCGACCAATGGATTATGAGTCCACGGCTACGGTAAAATCAATGCAGGCCACAGACTCGTCTTCGCAGGTCAGCGCTAGTTGGGCGGCAGTCCAGATACACTCTGTGTGCAGTAGGATGTTGATACGTATGTGTGCAGTAGAGGTGGAGGAATGGCGTTCAAACGGAACCCCGCCAAGAAGACAAGCCAGCGCGCCAAAGGCGAAGGCAGCGTCTTCCAACGCAAGTCCGACGGCATGTGGGTCGGCAGCATCGAACTCGGCTACGACGAGCACGGCAAACGCAAACAGAAACGCGTCTACGCCAAGGACTACCGAACACTCATCGACAAACTCGATGAAGCCAAGAGCGAACGATCCGAAGGGCTTACCCTCGACCGCTCCACCACCGTCGCCAAGTGGCTCGACTACTGGCTGCCCCACATCCAAAAGGAACGGGTACGTCCCACCACCTACACCGACAACGGGTGGACAGTAAAGAACATCAGCCGCACCATCGGACACAAGCGGCTCATCGACCTACAACCATCAGACGTCAGGGCCATGCACACACAACTCGGCAAAGGCCGCCGACGCACAGCCAAAGCCCACATCCTCCTCGGCCAAGCACTCACCTCGGCCATCGCCGAAGGACTCATCAAACGCAACGTCGTCACAGTCGTAGACACCCCCGACGTAGCCCAAGGCGAACGGAAACCCTTCACCGTCGAACAAACCCAACAACTCCTCGCACAAGCCTCCGAAACCAACCCAATGGAGTACACCCGCTGGCTACTCGCATTCCTCACCGGAGCACGCCAAGGTGAATGCCTCGGCCTCACCTGGGACCGGGTCGACCTCGAAAACAGCGCCGTAGACATCACCTGGCAGCTCCAACAACTCAAGCGGGTACACGGCTGCGGAGAGAAGACGGATAGCGGATGGCCGTGCGGGCGGAAGAACGGATCCCGCTGCACGGACCCCAGATGGGACATGCCCATCAAATTCCAGTACGAGCAGATCGTTGACTCACTCGTCTTCACCCGCCCCAAGTCCGAAGCCGGTAAGCGGTGGATACCGATCATCAAGCCGCTACGAGACGCGCTCGAACATCTCCATGACATTGACTGTGGACCCAACCCCCACAATCTCGTCTTCCATCGCTCCGATGGATACCCGGTCACACCGACCGAGGACAACCGGGCATGGAACGCGCTGTTGCAGGCTGCTGGGATTTCGACCGATGGTACTGGGTTGACGATGCACTCTGCCCGGAAGACGGCGGCGACGGTGCTTCGTGCAGCCGGCGCGGATGAGCAGACTCGTATGGAGATTCTTGGGCACAACTCCCCCGAGGTTGCCCGCATCTACGCGCACGCCGATCAGGCGAAGAACGCGACGATGATGGACGCGCTGGCTGTGCTGTTGCCTCCGAAAGAGCTGGGGTAATTCCAGGGGCTGCCATCCGGCGGTGGCAGTAATATCTGTTCATGACCGAGGACCATGCTGCGCCGACTGAGCTTGCTGATGTGGCTCAGGCTGACACTATGTCGGCGTTCGCGTGGGCCGAGGACGATGGCACAGTTGATTACCCGTCGGATTACTCGGTGCGTCGTGGTTGGCGCACTTGGGTGACTGCGGGTGCGGTTGCCGTGAGTGTTGGATTGGCGCTCGTTGCGGCTGTGTTGGCGTTCCAGTATGTGGGTGGGTCGGCCACGGTTGTGAGTGCGCCGCCTACTAGTGCGGCACCTGGCCCGGCGACTGCACCGGCTGTTCCCCCTCCGCCACCAGTAACCGTGACGACCGTCGTCGTGCAGACACCCGCACCCGCGCCGCCTGTCACGAATCCGGATCAGGTGTTCATTTCGACGTTGTTGGCGCGTGGTTGGGTGTTGCCGAATCCGCCGGGGACGTTGAATGATGCGCATTTGACTTGCCAGTTTTTGCGTCAGGGAATTCCGTTGGCTGAGGTGAACAGAATGTATGCGCAGGGTTCTGGCCGGGGTGTTGTTGAGGCTGATGCGTTCAACCAGTTGGTGATGGCTACGTATCCGAACTGCCCATAGTTTGTCTAGCACGCTTGACTTGAAACCGTCTAGCGCGGTAGACTAACATCATGATCGCACCGGCCCCCACCCGCGAAATCGTCAAGCAGCTCAAAGCAGCAGGATTCACCAGTCGCGAAGGCAAAGGCAGCCACACCATGTGGACCTGCGCCCACGGCAAATACAGCATCTCGCTGCCCGATGGCCACAAGACGATCAGCGCGGGCGTGCGCCGCAAGGTCGAAAACGCGATCAACGCTTGCGCCACAAACTGCAAGGAGGACTGACATGCACACCTACAAAGTCAACGTCACCCGCGAAGACAAATGGTGGATCATCACCGTCCCCGAACTCGACGGCTACATAACTGCTGACGGTGCGATCAACCTCAGCGACACAACCCAAGCACGCCGGCTCTCCGACGTCCCCAAAGAAGCCGCCGATTTCATTTGCACCGTCACCGACTCGGCGCCATCGGCGGTGAAGTTGGAAATCACGATCGCTGTCGATGACATTGACGTGACTGCCGGGGCCGAGAAGGTTGCTCACAATCGGCAGTTGGCTGAGCGTCATGCGGAGGATGCGCAGGCTGCCGCTCGCGCTCTTGCCCGCAATTTGGCGGCGCATGGTGTTCCGGTTCGGGATGTGGGTGAGGCGTTGGGTGTTTCGTTTCAGCGGGCTCAGCAGTTGATTAACGCCTAACGCACAAAGCGCGCCCCATCCCGTTGAGAGGTCGGGGTGGGGCGCTGTGTGATCGTAACGCGGGTTGTGCTGGTGTGATTGCGGGAAATAGTCGCGTATACGACCACAAACGCAACCCCCTCAACCCGCGAAATCCTCTGGGAAAATTGAGGGATGAACTGCCCCGAATGTGACGCCGCGATGGACATGCGTTCCAAGGATTCGTGGAACGCTCACTGGATGTGCCCATTCGACGGCCAGATCGTGTGGGCGCCGACTGCCGAGGAGTTGGAGGCGTCCGCGTGAATGTGCGTGAGTTGATGGAGAAGTTGTCGCGGGTTAATCCTGAGTTGCCTGTGGTTTTCGAGCAGGAGGATCTTGATCTTGTTGGTCAGTACGTCGAGGTTATGGACGTTCGTTTCACCAACTCCGACGTCTATTTCGACGGCAAGGCGTTTTCGCTCGATGGCAGCCGCCCATACGACCGTGCCGACTGGCACAACTCCGGAACCGAAGCGCGCGATAAGCCGACCGAACCAGTCGTACTGCTGAACTGCAAACTGCCATGGAAACCCACCATCGACGGATCGGTAATGGAGCAACCTTCCGAACTGACGTGATCACATCTGGCTAACGCAACCCCCTCAACCCGTGGAAACTGGTGGGAAAATGGATAGATGACAACGCGCGAGAAAGTTGCCAGAGCCATCAACCCCAACGATCCGGACATAGCGCTACGTACCGGTATCGCCGATGCTGCTATCGCCGCGCACCTCGAAGAGTTGCGACTGGGCACGATTGCGAGGCTCGCCAAGCAGATTGCGAACCCCTGGGCTAGGACATCCGACCAGCGAGCGGCCCTCGACATTCTGGCAATCCTCGAACGGGCAGGGGTGGATGTGTGAGTGACGACAAGTGTTGGCCGTTGATTGATGATGATGACCCGTTGATGCGGGCGTTCGGTATCGTCACTCTCGCAACTGGCACGTACTGGTTCATCGCGCCGTTCATCGCGCTTTCGGAAATGCTGGGAGACGTGCTCGCGGAATTGTTCGACCTCTAGCCGGGTCCGTTGAGTGTTTGGCAGTTGGGTGTGAGTGTCGGCCCGTACGTGACCGCACCGCATTGCACGGCTCACGCCGCTGACTGCGCCGCCCGCGCCGCACGAATTTTAGCTTTGTACTTACGGGTCCGGACCCGCTGACAAATGCGGCAGCGCCACCCCTCGCGCTCGCAGTTGTCCCTCTTGCTCCAATAGACCCCCACGAACCCATCGGCCTGGCCGTGCTTTTTACACCCACGTATGCCGCGCAATGACGGATACAGCGCCCCGCGCCGACTATTTTCGCCAGGCGTGACCGGCTCTAGGTGTTGGGGATTGACGCACGGGGGGTTGCGGCATAGGTGGTCTATGTGCAGACCGTCTGGGATTGGCCCCACGAACGCCTCGTAGCTGACACGGTGGGCGCCAACCCTTTTGCCCGATACGCTGATCTGCCCGTAGCCATTGACCAGCGTGCCGGTCCACTCCCAGCATGAACTTGAGGTGCTCCGGCGGATGTTCGCTTCGATCCGCTGCTTGATGGTAAGTGCTGGCAGCTTCTCTATCTTGCCGGATCGCAAGGCGCGAAAGTAGTGAATCCTGCAGTATCCCCGAGTCTTTGGGGGCTCCGCGCATTCGGTCTCAATGCAATCCATGCCACCAATTCTATTTGCTGCCACGAAGGGTTGAGGAGGTTGGAGCGACCCCTAAACGCGAAATGCCCCCGCCTGGGGAGCTGCGGTGGGGAATCCGCGCTCAACCCAGACGGGGGAGACTGTGTTCGGCCATAACCGGACGTTTCAGATTGCTACAGCCACATCACGGCGGCAATGTTTATCAGCACGTGCAGGATGTTGTCCGCGATGATCAGTAGCCATACGGCGAGCCAGTCGGGGCGGTCGGTTGCGTGTCCGGTGGGCGTGTGTGCGGGCCGGAATGCTTTGGGCGCGAGCTGGTTTTTGAGCCACACGGCGTGACGGGCTAGGCGGTAGTGGTCGATGACGGCGTGGGTTCCGACGATCACTAGCAACGCGAGTGGCGATTGGGTGATGAACAGGAACGGCAGCCCGTAGGTGACGGCGTGCACGATTGCAGGCCACCAGCGTTTGGTCTTCTCCTGCGCCATCCAATCGGACTGAATCAGGTAGTCGCCCACCATGTGGGCAAGTCCGACCGCCGCAACGGCTTCAGCGAAGCTCATCTACCCATCCCCTCTATGCCTAGTCAAACCGGTCTTACGTGCAGCGATGAACAACAGGTGAATCGGATCCACCCGATCAGGCAACAGGTTCCCCACATGCGCCAGGAGAATGCCGCCTACGATCCGAGCAACCCACGGATGCCGGTCCGCCACCTCCGACAACATCTCGCCGTCTTCGGCCAATACGTTCCAGCTCGCGACACCGACGAAGAGTGCGGTCCATGCCCGCCCGCCTGGCGTCACTTCTGGAACCCGAATCTGTCTTCGTACCAGGGCTCCTCATGATTCGCGGCTAACAGTGAGTCATCACGCTCCATGTAGAGAGTCGGCCCGCCAGAAATCGGATGCTCATTTCCGCACGCGTACTCGTCACTGTCCTCGATGATCTCCAGCAGTGGCCCCGGATCAAACGTCAACGACACCAACGTCACACCAAATACACGAAATCGAACTCTCACCGCGTGCCCCTAAAGCTTGAAACTGCACGCCCAGTAGCCGTTTCGTACCGCAGAGCAGGACGATACGCGTACTCGCGGACGTTAAGTGCGAAACAGCAAGCACTAGTCATTCGCCCTCCCCAAGCGCGCGACTTACCAATCTGTGCGACTCTTTGACTTGCATCTCAAGCTCGCGCATCTGCCCCTGTATTTGACGTACCTCGCGAACCAAATCCCAGTCGACCTTGTGATACGGCAGGCTCATGCGCGCACCCCGTTCAATCCTTAGGCGTGTTCAACGAAACTGAACGGGCAGATTGAACACGCTCAAGCCGAGCAATCTCCCTAGCGATGTACCACGCAGCTTTCCTCAGGTCCTCAATCTCACGCTCGGGATCCTTCTTTCCCGCCCGCGCAAGATATTTGACCGCTGAGCCCCGAGAAAAATTCAGGTTCTCCGCGATGTCAATCACCTCGGCACCGTTCGACCAACCCTCCGCGTAATGCGCGGGATGACTGACCATGTCCCCAGCCATCAAACGCCTCGCACGATCGTCCCGCTGCGGTCACGATCGTTATGCGTGTGCATAGCCAGCCGCATCTCTAGCGCAGCCTTACCAGCAGCTTCTCTCGTCAGGTGATAGGACGCACGGGCTTTCCCGCAAGACTCAACCCTCGCTCTCCAACGCTTACGTGCCGCGTCGTACGAAACTCCACGGAAACCGGATGTGTTGGTGGACCGCAGCTCTTTAACGAAGTGCTCCGTATTGTGTTGGGCGGTTACAGCACGCAGGTGCTCCGGATTGACACATCCCCGGTTGCCGCACATGTGGTCAATTTGGAGTTCGTCGGGAATGGCGCCGTAGTAGTAGCCGTAGATAATTCGGTGCGCCACACGGTTGCTAGATGACGCCCGGCCCTGAAACATCGCGTATCCCTGGGCGTTGTGTCCCCCATCCCACTCCCAGCATCCATCAGTCTTGACGATGCGGGCGAGGACGGCGTAGTGCTCTGGCGTCGCTGGGGTCCGCCCGTCCAGTGATCCCCATCGGCTCATCCGATTGCTGTGCATGCTGCAGTACCTGCCACCGTTCTTCTTGGTGAGCTTGTCGCAGGATTGCGCTTCGCAAGGTCGCTGTGCCATATTTCCCCTAGACAGACCGGACAATCGACGCGCGTTCGGGTTCGATGCTGATGCGCGAGTAGGCGAGGCAGGCAGTGCAACGCCTCATGCTGTACGTGAGCAGATTGGCCACGTAGCGGCGCGGAATCGGTTCCGTGTCATGCCCGCAACGATGGCAAGTGGTCAGCTTGTCCTTGCCGTCCATGAAGATCGCGGGATGGTTCTTGATGAACGGTCGGCACCAGTCATAAAGCCCTTGGGTTGCGATCACGTCGCCGGCACAGTATTCGACCAGACGATCGCGGTCCTCGACGGACTTGTCGGTGACCGCTCGTTCCATTGCCATGCGGTCGTACTTGTCCGTTTTCGCCGGGATGCCAACGATTTGGCAGAACGCATCCAAGCCCTTGAACGGTGCACCGGATTTGAACTGCTGGCGTAGCACTTTGAGCGTGTCGACCGTCTTGTATGGCGGGAGAGGTGGCAACCCTGCTTCGATGTGCAGGTCTCCGAGCAACCAAGGTACGTCGGCGTTGTCGATGTTGTGGCCGACGATGATGTCTGCTTGGGCCATGAGGTTGTGGACGTTGCGGAGGAACTTTTTGCGTCCACCTTTGTCCCACTCGGCTAGGCGGATGACGTCGGGTTGGTCGTACCACTTGGCGCACACGATCGTCGTGCGTGGCTGCCGAATCACGGTCTCGTAGTGCACATACCGGTTCTTCAAATCGCCCCGGTCCCAGTAGTGCTGCTGCGTAATCCCGTCCAAGCGTTCAACATCCAGGATGAGGATTTTGTTGAGTGCGCCGTCTGCGATTTGGAAGAGTTCACTGATGGACATGGTGCCGCCTGATGCATTCTTTGAATGCGGTTGATTTGAGTTGGTAGCCCATTTCGACGCATTTGACGAAGAGGCGTTCGCGGCTGTATTTCTGTGCGTTTTGGGTGCTGAGTTCGATGTACCGGTCGAACAGTTCGCGTTCTGACTTGGGTAGTTGTTGGTACCAGGCGCAGGTGGCGCAGTCTGGTGTTGATTCGAGTTCGTGTAGGAGTGCTGCGAGTGTCACGATTCCCCTTCGTGATTCCGGGGCGGTTTGCTGTGTGCCCCACTCATTCAAGTATGGAACGGATTCTGTTGGGTTGAGGGGGTTGGGTTGCGTTGGCGATGCGCGGGATTCGAGACACGGGTTATGCGCGGCTGGTCTCTTGGCTCATGCAGTGGGAGTTGCTACACAACCCCCTCAACCACGCGGAAAGCATGGGAAAATGGGGGAATGCAGCGCAAGTTGATTGGTGGCATGAACCGCTACCGAGCATGGATCGACCAAGGCCCCGAATGTGTGATGGCTGCGGTGTGGATCTTCTCGCTGCTCGCATGGGGATCCATCGCCGCAATCGTCATCGGCATTGCTGACGGGCGCATGTGGCTCACCGCCCTAGGTGCCGTGGGGGCACTCGTATCGGCCTACCTAGGAATCGCGCAAATGACCCAATGGAAGTGGGACGGACGATGAGTAGCCGCGCGGTCGGTATGACTGTGTTCGTCGTGATGACCGTTATCGGAACGGTCTCCACCTGGAGCGGCTGGCGCACAGGGCGTGTCCAGGGTTACTGCGAGGCTAAGTACGGGCCGAGTGTTGAAGTCGTGTGGACTGGCGCACTTGGCATTACAGGCGAGTGCGAGTTGGCGCCCGCCGTTCCTGCGAGGCGCGTGGTTGCTCCTTAGCGTGCTGCTCGTACTTGGCTGAGTCGTACGAGTTTTGGGTTCTCGATGACGGTCAGGTGTGCGTCTAGTTCGGGTTCGAGTGCGGGGAGCTGACCGTTCGCTTTCAACTCAGTCACCAGCGCATCAAGCAAGTGGTCCGTGACTTCCATGCGGTCCCACTCCGCATCAGAATCCCCATCACGACGCGCCAAATGCATCTCATCATGAGCCGTCGAAATCCGCGTCGGCAAGTCACCGTCCACGCTGATCACCGGCAATCCGCTCCAACCGCTCCAACTCCTGGCCCTTCTGAAGCGCACCCAACTCACGATTGACACACCGAAACCCATCCGAAACAACACCAGTCAAACCCTCAATCGCACCCTCAAGCCGATCCACCGTCGACTCCAACCGGTCAACCTGATCACGCAGATTGTCTTTATCCTTATGGGAATTCACGGTCTGATCGTGGATATCGTTGACCTTGCGGCGTTGAAGCCAAACCGGCAGGACCGCAACACCGATCATTCCTGCGATGATGATTAGGTATGCCACGATGTCCAGCCACGAGTCCGGGTTGAACGGTGTCACTAGATCACTGGCCTGCGTCGTGGCACGGGCTGCACGGGGATTGGGATTGTGGGCGGGTTGTCATCCGCTGCAACATCAACCGGCACAGGCTTCGGGGTGTTGGGGACTCCGAAGACTCCCAGCGCCGTACACACCGATACGATGACGGTCAACCAGTTCGCAACCTCAGGCGGCACAACATCACCCAACGCCAACAACTGAGTAGCCACAGACGCGACCGCACCAAGCGCGGCAGTAATGAACTTACGAACCTCAGCAGCACTGTAATTAAACACAATTCATCTCCTAGCCCATCCAAAAGAACGCAGTCACCCGCATCCAAAACCGATGCCGCAACGTGACCGAATGCTCATGCCACTCATCCGACTCGTACTTGCCGCCACACCACGGACACTTCTCCATCACACACCCGCCCTAAGAAACTCAATCGCAGGACCAGTCCCATAATTCGTGTGCGGAGTAGTCCCCCGGATGAAAAACATGCCCGCATCAAGCAACGCCTTGAACGCCGCAATAGTCCGAGTAATCGGCAACACAGACAGCTCAATCACCTGAGCCAACAACGAATCCGGACCAGTGAACACATTCAGATCACGCACAATCTGCCAGATAGCGTTCTTGTCCTGCTGCGAATCGCCAGGCTCGGCACACGCGTAGAGGTCGCCGGTATGTGCGTAGTTACGCCACCAGTCCGGGGTGTTCTTCATGCCGGTAGACGACACGCCCTGCGAAGTGAACGACGCCATCGGCGATCCGCCAAAGTCGGGCCACACCTTGCCCGCTTCCCTATTCGGGTTCCCCCAAGCAACCGACTTGAGCACATGGCCCTCCGCCCAATGCAGTGAGCCGCCTTCGGGTTTGATGTTGTTCTCCCACAACTCGCTAACGACCACAGCGCCCTGGGAGTATGAGGCGAACGCAACACCGTACTTCTCGATCCGCTCACGATGCATGAACCCCGGCTCAGCCCGGTTCATCTGCACGTGACACTCGGCGTTCGCGGCGGCAATCGACTTCCCCATCGGGAACGGATCCGCTGGGTAGCCGACCGGCTGCCAATAATACTTGTCCTCAACAGCGCGTGCAGTGTCAGCATCGGGGCCGACCCACCACGGAACACCAGTGCCGCACACCGTGATCAGCAACGGGCGAGTGTCCACGACGGGGCGCGGCAGATACCCCATGACGTATTTGGTTTCGGCGTTGATGACACCCGATATGTACTTGCCAGTGGCGAGCTGTCTGGAAGCGTTGTACCGGGACTGCATCTCCGCAACCGCAGACGTCATCGCATCGTCGTAGTCCGGGGTGTCTGCGAGGCTTCCCGCATAGGATGCGAACTTCTTCCGCATGAACGCCTTGATCTTCCGGATTTCCTCAGACGCGTCACCCAATCCGAGGCCGACGTAATCCCCACCGATTCTCATTCGGCCTCAGTCAGATACGCGTACACCTGCTGCGACCACTTGTCGCCCTTGTCCGCTTCGCGTTTCACGAGCGCGACAGCCTCGGGGTTGCCCATCATCGCTTGGCGTTCGACAAGCATTTCGTGGATCATGGCGTCGTCGTTCTTCAAGAGTTCGTGCAACTGCCACTTCGCGCCCTCGCCCGCAGTCTTGTATTTCGACTGTGACGGGATCTGGTTGAACAGGCAGGCGTGAATCTCGTTGATCTTGCGGACCACATCTGGATCAGACAATGGATCGTCCCCTTGAGGTTTGGTGTTGATTTGCGCCTGTACGTCGGCGCGGAAGATGTTCATGTCGATAGCGCCGGGATCCCACTTGCCCTGTGCCGCACCAGCCCACTCCTTGTGGGAGATGACGTGGCTGCTGTCGTGTCTGAGGAATCGGAGGATCGCGGCGACGGTCTTCACGTAGGCGTTGTATTGCGCATCGGGCCACGAGGATCGGTGCGGTTTTCCGGGGGATCCGCCGCCGTCGTTGGCGGCTTCGATGCCGATGGTGAGGCTGTTGGCGTTGTTGGTTGGCAGGCCGGGGTATGAGCCTTGTCCTGCGTGCCATGCGATTCCGACGCCGCAGAGGGTTACGGTTCCGTCTTGGGCGAGATGGAGTTGCGATGCGAGGCCGAGCGTCGGGTGGAAGGCGATGGATTCAGCGGTGGCGCCGTTGGATCCTGTGTGGTGCGCGACGACACCCCAGATAGCTCCGAAGTCTCCATGCCCCCGGTCCCGCCAGCCATCAATCTCACGAACCGCCAAGCCCTCTGCCCGCAACACTTCCGGGAGGAACGTCGGATCACCACGCCAGTTCGGGTTCGGGGTAATACCCGGTTCCGTTGGCTGCGGAACCGTGGGGTTTCCCGAACCGAGTGCGCGGCGTAGGAGTGACCAGCAGTAGTCCCAATGCTTCGCGTAAGCATCGGGGTATGCGGATCGCTGGACTCGTTGAACGAACTGTCCCGCGATAGCGCCGTTCGTTGCAGCCGTGTAGTCGTCGGCCAGTCGCTCAAGGAACACGTTCGTGGATGAACGCAGATCCATACGGGAGGCCATCGTGCCCCACCAGTTGTCCCGGTCCCCCGCCGGCAACGTGTCCCCTGCGCGCCCGTTCTGCTGCTGGTAATAGCCGACGCTGCGACCATCGTCACTCTGTGAGTCGTACGGATAGTTTTTGGACGCTGGGTCTTTCGCATTCCAGGGGCACCAGAAGTTGGACTCTTGCCTGATGCACATGAGTGCCATGACGGTGGCGAGTTCGTCTAGGTTGCGGGCGCTGCTGACCTCGTGAACTACGCGCGCGATTTGTTCTTCGGTGAATAGCGGTTTAGCGGCTTTCCAGACGAAACTCATTCAGTCCTCCTGGTATGCGCCTTTGCATCCGGCTTTGGGTAGTCCGTGCCATCCGAAGTTGCAGCGTGTGCATCGGTCGGTGGGTGTGAGAATGGTGCCGCCGGAGTGTTTCGGTTTTTGGGTGAGTTGCCAGTCCACGAGGTCCGCGATGGGGTCGGTCATTTGCCGAAGAATCCGTTGAAGAGTCCGCCGAAGATGGGGACTTTGTTGAACACGTCGGACATGGCTTTGCCGAGCTGGTCGGGCAGGTTTTCCAGGTCGGTGAGGTCGGGAACTTTTTTGCTGATCGCGTCCAGGACTTCACGGGTGACTGCTGTTGCGACGGCAGCGGCGATTTCGTCTGTGTGGTCGATGATGCGGTCCGCGATCAACGCGGCGAGTTTGATGAGAATCTTGTCGAGCACGGTTGCCTCCCGGGCATGAAAAAACCCCGACGTTCGCCGGGGTGATTTATGAGGTTTAGTGTGGTTTAGCGGGATTCACTAAAAGTCTGGGTGCGTGTCTTGGATCCAGTCGAGCCAGCGACACACTGTGCGCGACAACAACCAACGAAACACTGGAGCTACGCCAAAGTGAGGACAGCCGAAGGGCTTCCATCGCTGTCAATCGTGAGCGTGTTGCCAGATGTTGCGGTCACGTCGGCCGGGGTCGAATCCAACAGCACGTAGCAGAGGACGTTCCCCCCGACCTCGTACAAGACTGCCCAGCGGGCGGTGATGCCTGAACCGGAGGCGGTCCAGACCGGGTTGGTGGCGAATGCGACCGATACGCTGGTGGTTCCGGACAGGGTGAGGGTGACTGCGATGCCACCGGTGGTGTAACCATTCGCATTCGACACCTCCCCCGTGACGCCAGCCCATGTGGTCGATGCGGCACCAATGTTGGACGACGAGGTCACGAGGGCGACTTTCCAACTGTCGCTGTCGAGGTCGAATGTTCCGTTGAGCAGGTTGGTGCGGGCACTGTTGGTGAGTGTCCATGTTCCAGCGGCCATTTAGATCCCCTCCTAAAGGGTGTGATGGGTACGACGAATGGCCCGAGTCGCGATGCGACCGGGTGGTTGATTGGTTGGTTTAGTGAGCGCGGATCTCGACTGAAGCGGTCTGATATGCCGATAGGCCGGCGCCGTTGGTGAGAATCACGGAGCCGTCGGAAGTGCTGACGTTCTTGCTCAGTGCGGCGCCACCCTTAGTGTTGAGGCCGCCAGAGTTCGACCGGAATGTGTAGCCAGACGGCGCGGATGGCCAGTTCGCACCCAAGCTGGAGCAACTGTAGAAGTGCAACAGCATCGAAGTGCCATCTGAATTAGCAAGCGTCACAGACGGTGCGGTCATGTTGGTCCCCGCGTTTGCGCTAATCGCATGCCCGCCGATCGGTGTCGAGTGCTGGCCACGGACGACGACCACCGACATCACATCAGCGCCGGACCACGTTCCGGAGGCGGTGCTGCTGTTGACTGCAACGAACTGGTAGGTGACCATGGCGCCGAAGGCCTGGGTCTGGTCGATAAGTACCCAGTTGGGCACGTTGCCGGATGCGGCTGGTTTGGTCGGGTACGCCGAGACGCCGGTCTGTGAGGCGATGATGATGATCAGATCGCCGGCCGTGTGGGCGGGGATGGTGATGCTGTTGCTGTTGGTGGTGCTCGCCGCAACGAAGGAGACTGCGGCGGCGGCGATTGTGACCGTCGGCGTTCCGCCCGTGATCGAGACGGGTGCCGTAATCGGTGTCGCGAGTTTATGATTCGTTGCGACAACAGTGGGCACACCTGTGGTAGTACTCAGGGCAGCACTTCCCGGTCGCGCCACCTGATGGTCGGTCGCCGTCACCACGGGAGCGCCACCCGTGATGGACTTTGTCCCGCCTATCGGGGTAACAATCTTGTGGTCGGAGATCGCGATCGTCGGCTGCGCCCCCGTAGCGGTGAGCGCAGCCGCCACAGGTCGTAGACTCAGCCCTAGCGCCGGGTGCGAGCCAATGACCGAAAGATTTGCGCTGGTCGGCCCCGCTACGACCGGAGTTAGCACGGTAGGCTGGTGCCCATCAACGCCCAAGGTTGCAGGAGCGGGTCGGATCAACAGTTGAACTGACACGTCCGGGGCATCACCCGTGAGACTCAACGACGCCGGAGTGGGTGTGACCAACCGATGATCACTGGCGAATGCGACCGGCGTACCAGTGGTTAACGTCACTGGCGCTGACGTAGGTATTACGAGCCTGTGTTGCGTAACCGCGATGACGGGCGTACCGCCAGGCAGGGCGATGGCAGCCGCCGCTGGCGTGAGGACCTTGTGATCGCTGATCTGCACGGCCGGCTGGCCGCCTGTGGCCACAAGTGTTCCGGCGACGGGGCGGAATGTCACCTCTAGCGCGGGGTGTGAGCCGATCATGGCCAGGGTGGCTGGTGCGGGGGTCAGGTGTCGATTCTGGGTGATCGAAACTGTCGGAGCGTCGCCGGTGACTGTTAGCGTCCGCGTGGCTGGCGCCAAGGTCCGGCTGGTCGCGACCGTGGGCGTGCCGACGGCGATAACGAGTACCGCCGGTGACGGAGTGAGCTGCAGGCTGACCTCTGCCCACCAGCCAGTAACAGGAGGGCGGACGTCCGAGTCACCATCCGGAGACCACGGCATAGCTCACCCCCCTATGGATGGAGTTCAATTCCCTTGGCAACCCATCTGCCGCCACCGGTGATCGAGAAGGTTGATCCGCCCTGTGCATGGCCCATGACGTGCGCCCAGTGCTGGCTAGCGCTGAACCCTGTTTGCAGGTCGATGGTCCGGTTGAACCCAGAGAAGCCGACGTCCATGCCGCCGAACCCGACTACTACCTGAGAGCTGACATTCGACGGGACGGTCAAACTGCCCGCACCGGACCCCGAGGAGGTCTTGACCACGCCCAGGCTGCCGACTCCGTTGAACGACAACGCCTTGTAGCTCCATGCCCCGGTGGTGGCCTCGGACTCGACTCGCACTGAGACGGTATGGCCCCGCACACTCGTGGGCAGGATGGCTGCAGCCAACGAGTAGTAGGCGTCGAAGCCGAAGTAGTTTCCGATCCGCGTCGGGCCGGACAAGATCGGTACATTGTGGGAGGTGGCGCCGTCGATAACAGTGACGGTCAGCGGTGACGACCAGGTGTGGCTGATCGGGATCACAATCGTGTTCGCGTTGGGGCCGAACGTAAGTGATGTGATCTTGACTGGCGAAGTTCCGCCCGACCCCTCAGTGCCGGCAGCATCGAACGTAACCGGGTCCGGCGGGGGCGGCAGAGATGGCACAGTAGTCGCGCCAAGGTAGGTCGCCTGGATGAAGGTCCCTGCGGCCAGGACGCTCAAGCTGCCAGCCGCAGTGAGGGCGTAGACGCCGAACTCGTCGGTGGTCGCCGCCGGGATCATCAGGTTGATCTTGTTGGTCGCCGTGCCGAACGAAACGTCGTCCCGAATCTGCACGCTGTTCTGCTTGAGGTTGATCGTCTGCGAGGTGCCCGTAGCGATGCTCGACCCACTCCACTTGACAACGATCTCCACATTCCACAACCCGTCGAGCGGAAACTTGAACTTGTTCCCACTGATGACCAGAGTCGCTGGCCCGTCCGCTTGGGCTAGGCCGGTAATCAGCGTGTCAGTGGAGGCCGTGATCGCCTGGTTAGCGGATTTGGTGACATTTGCCCACGGCATCCCGAGGGCTACAGTCATCAATTCTGTTGGCAGATAGGTCCACGGGACCTTTACGTCGGCGCCCATGGGCGGAATGCCTGATGGCTCCGCAATCCGATCCTGGGTGACGACTTGCTGCGCGCCACCGCTGAAGAACTTGCCGAACCAGTTGCCGAGTACCGTACCCAAATCGGTGAGTGGGTCCACCACGGCGCCGTCGAAGATGTCCTGAAACTCGGCGAGCGCGCCATTGATGTCGAAAATGCCACCCCGCGCTGACGTATCCTGAAGAAGATTCAGCGGGTTCATGATCGTGGAGATAATTGTCGACCAGATGTCGTTGACGTCCAGTCCGAAAAGATCATCCAATTGGCTCAACCCGAACATGTCCAGGATGCCGTCGAACGGACCGTTGCCGCCCTTGGTCAACGTGGCGTCGTCAAACCAGATATCGCCGGCAGTGGCAGTTGTATCGACAACCAGTCGGAGCCGAACCTGGTCCACGCCCGAGGCGGGAACGGTATAGCCGCTCGACAGTTGGGTCCAGGTTGCCCCGGGGCCAGCGATGGAGGCGACATTCGTGGTCGACACCACAGCGCCATTGAAGTAAGTCCGCACAGCAAGCCTGATCGGAGTTCCCGTTCCTACATAGGCATTGGACTTCACCCACACCGATGGGGAAAGAACCTGCCCAGGGACGACATCGATCGCGTTGGACAGCAGAGCTTTCGACGTGCCGTTAGCAGTCGTCTTAGCCGAACCGCTAGTAGTGCGCCCAGTCGCACCATCCCACGTCCAAATCCCACTGCCATCCATCGAGATCGACCCATCAAAACCCGGATTAGACAACAGATTCGGATTACCAGGACCAATCGCCGACGCCGGAATGAACCCAAACAAGTTCCCCGGAATCTGACCAAAAATGTTCAACGCGTTCAACGGAGAGTTCGGGCCAAGCAACAGATTCAACGGCCCGATGATGTTGGAGGTGACGAACTCCCAAATCTCCTCAGACGTCGGCATGTCACTAAAATCGAGGCCGCCGAAAATCGTCCCCAGAATTGAGTTCAGGAACGGCTGCACAACCATGTTGAAGAACGACTGCCACGCAGCCTCAAGGTCAAACGACCCATCAAGCAAGTTGATCGACTGAAAGAACGTCCGCAGATTCAGGAAGAACGTTCCCAAGTCGTTGAGGTCACCATCCTCAACACCAGTAATCGCCTCAACGATGTCCCCGAGAATCGGGATGTCCGCCAACTTCTCCCGAAGATCATCGCCCCACGCAACCAACTGCTCAAACGACGGAATGCCAGGGATGAAGGACCCAGCGAGCGCCAACACCACCCGCTTAATGAACTGTTCGATCAGTTGCAGACCGAACTCAATAAGCTGCTGCGCCGTGAACGGTCGCACCCACTGATTCGACTGCTCCTGGTGGATCGGCGCCGAAGGAATCTCCGACGCCCAATCCGGCATACCAATCGTCACAGCGGCGTGACCTCAACAGAGAACAGGCTCGTCGTAGCCGAAGTGGTGTAAGTCGAAGTGCCAGCCTGACGCTCACACCGGATGTACACCGTCGCTGAGGCGCCGGCCGCGATCGTGTCGTACGCATCAGCCAAGCCGGCAGCCTTACCTGGCGACAACTGCAACCGCTCAGTTTGCGTGATCCCCGGGCAGCGACCAATGATGTTGCCGCCAGTTTCCCCGTTCAATCGGGCAATCAGATCAACTCGAACATCTGAAGCCTCACCCGTCACCACAGTGTGTCCAAATGCCCGCACACGCCGCGCATATGGCCGCGACGGGACCGGGATAGATGCCAGCGTGTAGTTAACGTTCCCCGACGGCGTATTCGCAACAGAACCCGGATAGCAGACCTCCGAAACCTTCTGGTCCTCCAGCTCGAATCCATCAAGAGTCGAGTTGACCACCGGGACGCGCCCAGCAACCGGAGAGGGGTCTAAATCCGTGGGATCCCAAACAGTTTCGCCGTCATCCCCCTTGGCGCCCTTGTGTAAGGCCAGGTTCAGCTTGTACACACCAGGCGTCGAAGTGGTGGGCGGTGTGATCGTCGTCCACGAAGCAGAATCGGGAGTCGAATCACCGGGCTCCAACGCAGTGAAGTTGATTGCCTCATCGATCTCCGCATGCACACCCGGATCACCCTGCGCAACAGGAGGAATACCCACACCCATACCGCCCTGCGGACGCAGATACAGAATCGCCGCGCCCGTCTCCGGGGACACCGGAATCTGAACATTCCCCTCAAACTGGTAATACTGACCGTCGGGTGTAGTAGGCCACGCCATAGCGGACTCCAATCAGGATAAGAACCCAATCAACGGCATCGCGCGCCGGTGATAAAATTTGCTGCATGAATGAGCAGTGGCGCCCAGTCCCCGGATACGACCTCTACGAAGTCAGCGACCAGGGACGGGTTCGGTCCATAGACCGGATTGCAAATAGCCGGTGGGACACGCCTAAACGGGTGCGCGGCAAGGTGCTCAAGCCATCGACGGCTGGCCGATATCCCACGGTGACTCTGTACCTACAAGGCGAACAACACACTTTGCTGATTCACCGGCTGGTATTGCTGGCATTCGTTGGGCCGTGTCCCGATGGTCACGAGGCCCTGCACTTTGATGACGACCCGAACAACAACCGGTTGCATAACTTGCGTTGGGGTTCCCGTAGCGAGAACTCCCGAGATTGCATACGCAACGGCGGGCACCCCAAGGTAAACATCACCCGTTGCCCAAAAGGTCACCAGTACGACGCCGAGAACACCTACATAACGCCAGGTCGGGGCCATCGCCAATGCCGCAAGTGCATCAAAGCCCGGTCGATCGCTCGACATGGCGGAAGGTCGCATTCGAGGGACCGCACACACTGCCCTCAGGGCCATCCATACGACGAGGCAAACACGTTCCATGTGGGAGGCCGCCGACAATGCCGGACCTGCAACCGCAACCGGGCGCGGGAGTACCAGCGCCGCAAGCGACTTAGCTTTGTGGGGAAAGAGTCCACACTGACAGGGCCTCAAACGCCCCCGTGATGAGGCGCTGGTGCTTGGCAAGTGGCGCCTCATCACGCCGGCCATCCCCGAGCTGGACCATCACGGTCCGCTCCTCGGGGGTGATACGCCAGATCACGTTTTCGATGTAGTCCGTGATCATCTTTGACCGCTTGTGGTACACCAGTGACATCAAGCCGCCCTTGAAAATGTCCCGGCCAAGCGCGTACTGGTCACCGTTGCGGAACACCACTTGCGCCGACGTGTAGCCGCGAGAATCGAAGAGTGCGTTGATGAACGCGAATACGGTTTCGATGTTGTACGGGGCGCTGGCGGTCGGGTAGAACCGTTCGATCGCCGGATGGTACGGGCCGACCTCGTCGCGGCGGTCGTAGTGCTGGATCAACTGGAACGCCAAGAACGCGTTGTTGAGGAACCCGGACAGCAAATCCGACGGAATGCCCGTGAACCCAACAACGATCATCAGCGAATCGATCAGCCAAGCAAACGTGGCGTTCATCAAGTCGTTCAACCACTTAGGCGACCGTCCACCGATGATGTGCTGCCAACCCTCGGGGGTGTGGTCGGCTATCTCGCACGAGATGATGGAAGAGTCCTCCCCCGGTTCCGGGGCAACCAGGTACGCGTATGGTTGTTCGAAGTTGACACCCAGAAGGGGCGAATAGAACACGCCGTCCATGCCGGGGACCTGCTGCACGACCGGTTTGAAGATGCCGCCCAGTGATCCGCCGAGATCGACCACGGTGCGCAGCACGGAATCCAACACCGTCTTAGTCGGCCCCTCAATCTGGGAGCGGTCCTTTGTGGAGAACACGTACGTCGGCTGGTCCAGGTTCGCCCACGCATCGGGCTGCGGATCGCCGGGCAGCCACAAGTCCATGCAGGTCTCAACACCGTAGGAACGCGTGATGTCTTTCACCACGGCACCAACGGTTTCCATGCGAACCGTGCGCGCAACAAGCGGCGACGTATCCAAGAACGGGTTGGTGCGCTTCACATAGATAGGCGTCTTCAACATCCGCAGGAACGTGTTGACAGACAACCCATCCCGCTCCAACGCCTGCAAGATGGTGCCGAACCAGGCCCGCACATCGGGGTTCAGGGACAGGCCGTTGTTGACGAACTCCCAAATGCCCGTCTGGATGCGCATGGCGCATTCGGCAACCATGTTCTCGAGGACAGTGCACAGGGCCCAGATGTAGACGGCGTGTGAAAATGGCTGGGCCTGTATGGGCAGGTACCACGACGGCCAGATCACCAGATAGTTCAGTACGTCCCAGATGCCGCGCAGCTCAACGTTTCCAGTCCACGCACCGTCCGCATACTTGTAGGTGTGAACCTTCGTATAGAACGCGTGCCGCTGACCAGCGATCTCAATGATGACGCCAACCATGGTGTTTCGGCAGTCCATGAACACGGGGATTAGAGGGGATCCGCCCTTGAGCGTGAGCTTGGCGGTCGGCACTTCGTTGCGCGGGTCTGATCCGGATGCGTCGATGAGGTCGGCGCCGATCTCCCCCACCGGGTTCCAAAACTTGTCGCAGACGATAAACCGGAAATCCGTGTTGACCTTGGACTTTTTCTCAGTCAACCGCCGCGCAGTAGTAGCAATCCGATACGGGTCACCCGACTGAATAGCTGCTTGCCACAGCTCCATATCGCCCACAGGTCACCCCCGAATCCTGGGTACGACGAACCAGCCCCCGAACTTGTGGGGGCTGCGAACATCACTCATTTAGAAGGGCTTCCGCCTCAACGGAGTACCAGCAGCGATCACCTTCGAGTCCGCGTTGCCGCCCTCAATAGCGACCTTCACGTAATACGGCTTCGCATCCGCACCAGGAGACTTCGCCGGGATCGCCGAATTCTCAGAAAACCGGCCCTTCAAGTACTTGTACAAGTTCCCCTGCGGAGGCCGAACCCCAAACAACGACTTGATCTGATCACCCAGCGCAGAGTTATTCATACCCGCGAAGGACAGGAACTTGTTGATGGCGTCCTGGAACACATTCAACTGCTGTGGCGTCGGCGGCACAGCCGTTAGATCCTGCACCAGGGTCGTGTTGACACGCGGATCCGTACGGAGAAACACGATCTGGTTCGGCAACAACGGCCCGACCTCCACGAACTCGTCCGTCCCCGGACCGTCGTAGATTTTGAAGATTCCCGGCCCGAACAGGGTGTAGTCGTTGTACATCTTCTGGTCGCCAATGTTGACGCGCTCCAGAAATCCGGCCTGTGAGACGGTCGCATTATCCCCGGCGGAAAGCTTGCGGATGGTTGCCGGCGTTGCTTGCGTCACCAACGCGGCGGCGGCGAACATTCCGTTTCCGACACCACGATTGGACGCCCCCAACGGTGAACCGGTCCCCGTTTCCTTCACAGTCAGGATCTCAACCCCGTTGCGTAGAAACTTGAACACACGAGGATCGTCCTCGTAACCGCACACCAGCGAGAACTCCTCGGTTGGCAGTGGGGCTATCAGCATTGACTGCGGGCTCAGCCGCAAGGTCGTTTCAACGAAGTCGATCGTGTAGTACAGGCGCAGATAACCGCCGCCGTACTCAACGAACACTCCCGAGCCATCCCAGTTGCCGTCGATGTCAACTCCCATACGGGCGCCGAGGATGTTGCGACCCGTGTCGGGGAACGACCACTCCTGGAATGAACCGTGCACCTGGGAGACGACTTGGTTGTCGGTTTCGGTGTCAAACCCGGGCCACGGACCGTTGATCACCCGGCGCGACTGGGTTGTGGTGGTGTCCTCCGGGTCATCCCACCAAAACATCGACCCGTTGTAGCTGGTGCAAAACCCGCCACCGTCACCCGTGTAGTACTGCGGAATGTCGCCAAGGTCCTGTGTTGGACGGTTGTCTTCGGTGAACGTGTCCGTCATGTCGTCGTAGGTGAACGTGAACGCGTCGGTGTGGTCATAGGTAGACCAGAACCCGCGATCAGCCGAGAGGCGCAGGGAGACCCGCACCCTGTTGGTTTGCGCGCCCATCACCGGATCCGGCGGGGCACCCTGAAACCAACGAATGTTCGCCCACCAATGCCCAATATCCGGGGTGAGGAAGTCCAGCTTCGACTCCTGAATCGCATCAATGGAAGCGATCAGATCGTCGTACACCTTCCGCGTGTGCCGCGCATCCCTGCCCCGGCACTCCACGACCATCTCAACCTCAACCGGATCGTAAAGCGCATCAATGTGCGTCACACCATCCTGTGTGGCGCCCTTCTGCGTGATGTGCTTCCACGGCGGCACCAACCCCTTGAGGCTGATCAGATGAACAGCCTCGGGAGCTGAGTGCCGATCGGGGATGGAATGCCCACCCATCAAATAGAACTCAACGGAACCGTCGTAGGCGGTGAGCCGCATCGTCGGTTGGATGCCCTTGGTGATGTTCCACCAGCCGTGGGGCGTGATCGTCCCAGCCGGATACCTGACGGTCATAGGTTCTCCCGTCACATTCCTGGTGCGGCGTACATGTTTTGCAGGTGGTAGCCGATGTCTCGACCTTGTGCCGCCCCGTCGTCGCGGGTTGTGGTGACGTTGATGTCGCCGAACGTGGGGCCTGGCTGACCGCCTTGGCCGTGTTGGGTGGTGTTGGGGTCGACTTGGTTGGGCTGCAACGGTTCGGCGCCCTTGCCTGCAAGGTTGGGCAGGGCGGGTGCGGCTCCGGCGAGTCCGCCCACGATGCGGGTGAGCCAGTTGTTGTTGGCGAGTTCGGATCCACCTGTGGGGAGGAAGGTTTCCATCAACCCTTGGGCGCCGATGCCAGCTACCTGCCCGCCGTACTGGATAGCGCGGTTGATCAGCTTTACACCCATTTGTGCGGCCTGGCCGGCGCCTGGAGCCATCGCATCCAACGCCATACCGCCGGCCTGTGCTGCCATACCGAGGACACCGCCACCATCCATGCCGACTCCGCCCTTACCCGAACCAGACGGGGGCGCAACATTCGCACCGATCGTCGTCGTGTTCAGCGGACCACCAACCGGCAATCCCTGCGGCATACCAGCAGCCATCGGACCACCACCGCCAAACGAAGTCGGCAACGGCGGCGACTGCCCGCCTCCACCAAACGAAGGCGACACAACAGGGCCAGGCGTCGTCACACTCTGTGGCGTCGACGGATACGCGCTAGCCGAATACGGGTTTGGCATCGAACCGCCACCACCCGGAGAAATGTTGTTGCTCCCACCCGGCTTGTACCAAGCGTGCACATGGTCCTGGTGATCCTGAGTCGGATTGCCGGTGTGGCCGGCGCTGTAGTCCTTCGGGGTCAGCCCATGTCCGTAGCCATATGTCTTGTTGTCGAAAATCGCGCCATACACGTTGGGGTCCGACAACACCTGCTGGAGCACCTGATGCCCCTCAGCGAGGCTGTCAACCATGATGTCCAGGGCGCCGTTTTGGTGTTCGCCGTACTGGTCAGCCTGGTGATCTCCCACCGTGAGGCCCTGCTGCTTCCAGAAGGGCATCATCACTCGGTGGGCGAAATCCCGCGCAGACTCGCCAGCCTTAGCTCCACCCGGCGAAGGACCGTACTGCGCACCTCCGCCGTAACCTGCACCCTGACTGGATCCGGCGCCGTATCCATACCCCAGGGCAACACTTCCGCCGCTTCGTCCGCTGATCATGTCCGCGTACTGGTCGTTCTGGTACATCGGCCCGAACACGCCCTGAGCGCCCAGCATCCCCATGATGCCGTGCCCACCCTGCGTCGGATTGAGCTTCTCAACAGCCGACAACTGCCCCAACAACGGTGCCGCAGCAAGATTCGCAACGAACTTCGTGATGTTCTCCGCGATCCCCACGAGACCCTTCGAAATCCCAAAATCCGCATCCAACGACGCGCCGACCTCGCCAAGATCCTTCGTCAAACCCTGAAGCTTCTTCGTCGCCTTGTCCGTCGACTTCGAAAGCTGCTCATACTGATTCCTGCGAGCCTCACCCATCCGCATCTCAGCGGCTTGCAAGTCCCGCTCAGCCTCAGCAGCCTCATTACGCGCATTCAGCTTGTCGTCCTCAGTTGCAGTCGCAGTCGCCTCCAACTGCGCCACACGAGCACGCTTCTCAGCCAACTTCTGCCGCGCATCAAGAAAACTGGACTCCGCACCAAACACAGACGCATCAGCCGGCATACCAGGAATCCCCGGCGGAAGACTCGAATCAAACGGAACCACCGGCGCGTCAGGCAACTTCGGACCAGACCCCGCCCCATCGCCACCGCCCGGCGCATCCAAGATCGGATTGCCGGAAGGGCCAGAGCCGCTAGAACCGGCGGTGGGCCCCAACGAAAGCGGCGGCAACCCATCACGACGAGCAGGATTTGGCCGATACCCATCAAAAATGTCACCAGGAGTCTTCGGGTACGGACCCGCGAAAATGTCACCCGGAGCTAACGGTCCTGCTCCGCCACCCGCCGGTGCGGGCGCATCGCCACCGTTCTGGAAGTCACGGATCCTCTCCTCCCAGAACGGAAGAATCGGAACCCACCCAGGGAAAATCCTGTCCTCGCCGGTCGGCTGATCCTGGAACGGGAGATTAGGCGCCTTATCCTCGATCAACGTAGTGAGCCACAACGGGGCAGCAATCCTAGACAGTGCCGCACTGATACCCGCCGCCCCCGTCGCCGCCGAAGCGGGAAGCACCGTCGACAGCGTCGTGCTGATGCCACCCAATTGAGCAGCGAGCGACGAAACACCCGAGATCGTCTTCCAGGCAACGAACGCCGACACCACATCGCCTACACCAATGCCGACTGCGTCTAGCGCGCCAACGATAGTCTGCGCCGCAGAAGCCAAGCCATGCGCGGCATCAACGCCCTGCTCGAAGAATCGGCGAATGTCGCCCTGGTGCGCAGTAACCCACGCACCGATCTCATCGATACGGGTCCGCAGCGTCTTCAAAACATCAACAAGCTGGTTGCCGTCCTCGGTCGGCTTCCCGAAAATCGCACCCAGGAAGTTCGCCCCCAACCGGGCCACCGACGTCTGCATGTTCGACATGGCGCCCTCGATGGTGTCGCCAGACGCCTTCGCAAACCCCGACGCGTGCGACTCAACAGCCTTCATCAAATCGTTCAGGCCGACCTTGCCGTCAGAAATCATCTTCTGAAGCTCGCCGCCAGTAACACCCAACTGCTCCTGCAACCACGGCAGAATCGGGATGTTCCGCAGCTCGTTGCCGATCTCCTCCATAGAGACCTTGCCGGTGTTCGCGATCTTCAAAAACGCATCACCGATCTCATCAACACCCGCACCTGCGAAACCGGCAGCATCCGTTACCACAGTCATGAACCGCTTCAGATCGCCCGTATTCGACGCCAACGCGCGAGTCGCAACAGAGAACGCCTTGTCCATCGCGAACGGCGTATCCGTCACTGCCTGCGTGACCGTGTCCATCACAGCCTTCACGTCGATACCCGCGCGCCCGGTCGACTCAAGCGTCCGGTTCAGATTCTCGAGTCGGTTCTTCGCCGCATCGATCGACTTGTAGCGCTCAAAACCCTTGAACAAGGTCAGGGACGCCGCGCCGATGAGGCCGCCGGCAGCGACCGTGAACGCCGTACCCAGAGCCTTACCCGCAAGCGAACCCACCTGAGTCGCAGCACCCTGATAGCCCGACAGCGACGACGAAAACCCCGACGTGTTACCGACAGTCTGACTGACCTGCCCCGTAAACCCAGTACCGAAGTTCCGGCCAGCAGTCTGACCATGAGTCGTGAACTGCCCCGTAACCCGCTGCCCAATATTGCTCGTAGACCGATCAATCGCCGCAGACATCCCACGACCAGCAGCATCACCAGCCGACGTACCAGCAGCACCAAACTGACGCTCAATCCTGGCAGCAGCAACAGCAGCAGAACGCTCATCGAGACGGGAAATGACGTCGACTATGATCGGCATAAACCAACCCCTCTCGAATTAATCTACGCGTCGTCAGACCAACCCAACTGGTCAAACAAACCGCCACGCGCCTCACGCTTCCAAGCAGCCTCAGCCTCAGCCTCGCGCGCCTTACGCGCCCGAACAGCCGGGTCATCAAACGAGAACGGCTCATACGCGCCGTCCGTGCCGCCATTCACCGCGTGATACGACGCACGCAACCGCGCCAACTCATTGAACGTCTCAGCCTTGACAATCTGATCTTCAGTCCACGCACCACCACGAGCCGCCGTCTTAAACGCCCCCCGCTCAGGCAAGAACTCGACCAGCTCTAACAACTCATAACTGGACAACACCAGACAACCACGCTCATCACAGGTCCCACGGTGCCAATCCGAAATCCGCCTCCCACAATGGAAACGGGAAAGATCACTCGCTATCTGACGAGGAAACTGGCGCCACAGCCACAGAGCCTCCATCACTTTTGGGATCAGCCTTCTGCCTCTCAGCAACCTCCGACCCCTGATCGTTCCAAAGGCGCCACACATCAGCAGCAGAACCCCTGCGACCGTTGACCTTACCGGCCCGCAAACGCGCATAATCCTCAGCGCCCAAAGCGATCTGCGTAACCCGCACCTCATACGGCGGATTCAACACAGTCACATTGCCTTCGGCGTCAGTCTTGCGATACGGATTCGTCTTCAACGCCCCACGAATCGTCTCAGCCGGCAACTCCAACGCATTGCCGTCCTTATCCTTGATCGTCTGCGCAGGAATCACACGATCCGGCTCACGATCATAGGACTCAAGCTCCAAATGAAACGCATCTAACTCCGCCAACGCATCATCATCCAACAACCGGAAACTAGGATGCGGCGGAACCTCAATCACATCACCGTCATCAAGCTTCAACTCGCGCGGCGCAAACGGCGACGAGTACGCCTTCGCCTGCTCAGCGGCATCACGACCAGCATTCGGCACAGAAACGACGGAACTTTCAGAATCGGACACTTTGGGCTTTCCTCTCGGGCTGAACAACATTCGGGCTGAACTTCGGGCTGAGTTTGGGGTTCGAGACCCACGGGGATGAGCGCCAGCCCAGGACGCTTGCGGCGCCCAAAACACCCACCCCCGTGGGAGCCTCAACTACGAGCCAGCGGGCGCCATCTCGTCCCAACCGGGACCCGACACCCACACCCACTCGAAGCCCGGAACCAACTCGGAACCACCATCCGGATCCGGAATCATCAAGTACGGATCCGGAAGAACCTTGTACGTCAGCTCAGCGCTATCCGGATCGGTCTTCGTGCGCTTCTTTGCGCCCTGATCGTCCAGCTTGCACAGCGAATAACCCTCAACACGGTAAATCGCCTTGCCCGCAACACTCTTCGAGAAGACGAGAAGGATCTGCCGGTCAACCGAGGCGGTATCCAGCCGGACACCGTAACCGTAGTTCTCCGAACCGAGATCCGGGACCAGGCTGTTCCCTGCATCGTCGGCCAGCCGCAGTTCCGACTCCAGCCGGTGA